CGCTTGCATATGCGGTGTCGTTACTACGGTATACATGATTACCAAACTGATTAATTTAATTCGAAACAAGAAAGACTGAATCATGGCATTTAAACATTGCGAAGGTTGCCCAGAGAAAAAGAAAGCCCTGTGTGCAAAATTTAGAACCTGCTTATCTGAAAAAGGAAAAGGGAAAGCTAAGAAGGGTGAGAAAAAGCCTGTTAAAAAAGGTACCTACGGATAAGTCCCGTTTCCAACCGGTTACATATTTGTAGCCCAATGTATATCTTCGCGGTATGGAAACATCTACCGCGGAGGTTCACTCCCCGCAAATTGAAGAGGAACAGTTCAGCATTGAGAATGCGTCAACCGACGATATTCGTAATGCATTAGGAGTAACGCCGGAGACCAACGACCCGCAACCTGAGACCGTAGCCGAGGAGCAAATCCCGGAGACTGAGACCGTAGGCCAAGAGTCGCAAGTCGAAGAACTTCAGCCGGAAGCAGAGGCAGTAGCCCTTGAGTCCGAGATTGAAGAAACCGAAGAGGAAAAGCTCGGGAAGAGACGAATCCGTCCCCGTAACGAGTTAGATCAGCAAGTCATCGACCTTTACAGGTCTGAGGGCTTTGGAGGATCCTTCGCCGACGCATCCCGAATAATTTACGGACAAACTGCCGAACCTGTATCTCAATCTATTTCGCCCAATCAGGAGCAAGTCGAGGCGTCCGAGCCCGACCCAATCAGTGGCATCGATAAAGAATCTGACGAAATTCGCGCATCCATTCTGGAGCTTGAAGGATCAGTCGAGAAAGCAGCAGAAGATCTAGAGACCACCGAAGCACTTAGGCTTCAGCGTGAGATCATGAAAAAAGAACTTCAACTGCAAAACTTGACTCTCCGTAAACAGCAAGTGGAGCAAGAAAGAGAGCAGCAAGTTTATCAATCCCATCGTTCTAAAGCGATGGATAGCCGCGACAGAGTCTACAATCGATTTCCTCAGCTGCAGGATAAACAATCCGTTTATCGTAAACAGTTTGATGATTTCGTATCGCAGGCTCAGTCCGACCCCGACTACGCCGCAGTCTTTGAATCACCACGATGGCCAGAACTCATAGCAAGCGAATTTGCTTCGATTAACCCGATGCAGCAGGCTCAGCCCGCTCCAGCTCCTCAGGTTCCTCAGCAAACCGCTCCGCAAATGGGTACACAGGCCAAAGTATTGACGACTGGGACTACGGCACAACCTGTAAACACTCCGGCTACCCCCGAAGGTTTACTCCAACAGCTTCCCAATATGAATACTAAAGATATTTATTCGCTATTAGGATCCGCTGGAGGAGCACAGCCAAGAAGGTAGTTAGGAGTACTAAAACCTAATCTTAAATAAATAAATAAAATGGCTGAAAAACAAATCCCAGCATCCCCAAATCCATTCGTTCAAACAAGCGATAACAATCTTTCGAATGTTGATTTGCTAACTAACACTACTTCCTATCAAGGTCTTCTTGATGGTCCTAATTCTGACTTGCGCTCACGCCTCTGGTCCGAGCTTGTAACTCGCGACGCGAGAGAGAAAAATGTATTCGCAAAGTTCATCGGCGGCGAAGGAAGCGGTAAACCAATCACTGAAAAACGCGATCTTAGCGCAGGCGGATCTGACAAGATTACTTTCACAACTGTTGCTCCTATCCGTGGACAAGGTGTACGTGGTGAAGAAATCTTAAAGAACGCTACCGATACTCTTGATTTCGGAACATTCTCCGTTGAAATCGATCTCGTTCGTCACGCTGTTTCCTGGACCCAAGTCCTGAAACTTATGAGATTCACCGGTAAGACCATTGACCAGCTTTCAGCTGAAGTCATGTCCGAGTGGATGTCCCGTACCGAGCAAGACCAAATTCAATATGCATTGCGTCAAATCTGCACCGCTAAAGGATCTTCAAATGTACTTTCCGGATACGGAACAGGAGCAGGCAACGAGCTTAAATATGTTGACGGCTTAAGCACCGACATCATCCAAGAAGCTAAGCAAGCACTTATCGCCAATGGCGCTGAGCCAATGAACACTGGTGGAGACGAAAACCAAGAAATTCCTGGTTACTTGTTCTTCGCACCAGACGCATGCTTACGCCCATTGCGTTCTGATCCCGACTACTTGGAAGCAATTACTCAAGCCGACAGCCGTGGGCCAGAGAACAAATTGTTTTCCGGAAGCTATGCTAAATGGGACAACAACATAATTGCTAACCATAATGTTCTTATCGACACCGCTCGTGGACGCCAAGGTTCTCCATTACTTCCTACCTTCTACAACTTCGATACCTTGACTCAATCGGGTTCCGACCTTGTTATCGGTGGTGGTGACGGAGATTACACCGCAAACTTCCGTGGTGTATCCATTAACATCCCTGGTGGCGGAGGAGAAACCTTCGCAATCGATGAGGGGGATAATTACATCTTGGCTATCGATACAGCAGGTGCATACAAACTGTATGAATACACCGTTGGAGCTACTACTACTGTTAATAGCATAACCTTAACCGAAAAAACTGACACCTTGGTTGCGACCAAGACTGACAACGTATTCGCACAAGGTTCCTTATTCGTTCAAGCTAATTCGATCGGAACTCCTATCGGATACGCACTTGCGATGGGTAAAGACGCTATGTACTTCGCTAAAGGCAAGATCTACGGTGAGCAAATCTTCCATTACGACGACTTCGCCAACTCCGGAAACGAAGCTCATTTGAGCGCTGTTGGTGTTCAGTCCGTCTACGGTATGGCTGCTCGCAAGGACACACGTGGTCGCGTTCCTTCCGTACAACTCATCGAAGTTGTTCGTCAGGTTCCTGGCTTATCGTTGACCCAAGCGTAAGTTCTATGCCGGCTAGGATTTCTACAATCCAACCCTAAAACTTGGCCCCCCGTCCTGAATATTGGGCGGGGGGCTTTTTATATAACAAATAAAGTCATGAAAATTATAATTATTGGTAAGAGAGATCAAATGGGCACGACACCATCCATTCGCGTAAAAGGAATGAGCCAGGTGCGATACAATTTTATATGGGATAAGGAAATTAGACATTATGCCTATGAGCCTAAGAATCAAAAAGAGGTAGATGATATCTTTCGGACTCAGGGAAGACTTTACAAAACCATGTTCTTTTCCGTTTGGCTTGCTCCCGAGACCGAGCCGGAAATTCCGGAAGCTAGACTCGTAAAAGAAGGAATGATCAAGCAATCATTGGCAGAGGCAGAGGTCGCAAGCACAAAGCCAAAGGCCAAAGGTCGCAAGAAGCAACCGGTAGAGAAAGAAATACAGCCTGCGTAATATGTTACAATGGCCGCCATTACATATTTAGATCTAAAAGATCAGCTTGCGTCCATGCTGGGTGCGAGCGAAGTTTCTGATCTTCCACCTATTGACCAGAAGCGTGTTGGTATGTGCATTAACCAAGCATACCGCGAATGCTATCTTCCAATTGATGGGAAGCGTCCAATGTGGGCACAGAAACGATTCGAAGTATCCTTTCCAGAAGGTGTTCCTGGGGTAGAACTATCATCAAACATTGTATCGGTTGATAAGATTCCTGAGCTCTTAGGAGAGGGACCACTCTCTCCAATGAAAGGACCGGAGGATGAGATCCGTGCGCGTGCTATATTTAGCTGGGACTTTCGAGCACCAAGCGGAAGAGGATTAAACTTTCCACAATTTAAAGATAATGAACCCGAGGTCGGTCGTCCAATCTGGTACTATTTAGATAGCCGAAATCAGGGAGAGGATGGAAAAGTAATCCCTCGATTATATCTCTATCCAATTCCTGATAAAGCATATGAGGTTGAATTCTTTGCTAATGTTCTACCTTCCGAGCTTGAACTAGATACCGATGAACCACGCATGCCCTCTGATACCGTATGGGATATATTATTTCCTATCGCACAGGCTAAGATGCTCGCGGATCCAAGGTACAATGGAGATAACCGGGAAGTCTTAATGCGAATAGGGGAGGAAGCTAGAAAAAGACTTAGGACTTTGGTCTCACCTCAAAAGCATAAAGGTTCTCTTCGTTTAACCAAGCGTCCGGGCTGGTAAGTATATGAGCAGAGACCTGACAATCAGGCTGCTCGGCCGTCCGCAGGTATCTTCTGATAAGCGTACCGGGTTTAGCAAAGTATCTCGTCGCTATGTCGTCCAAGGCCCACGGGCTACACTTGCTGGTATTGTTGATTCTACAAACCCGTTGTTCTTACCTTATGGAAGTACGGACGAAGAATTTACGGATTACTATTTAATCGAGCAGACTCTCGCTCCTGCGAGCGGCACGCTTGATAAGGCATATCTTGTTCGCGAATTTTTACAGATTAGCACAAGCGCGATTCAAGAGGCGTATACACAGACCAATGATTTAATCCGTGTGCGCAAACGCTTCGCTGTTCTTCGTAATAATGATACGGCTCTCGGATATGGAACATTGTGGGCTAAACACCCTAGCCAAGCTAGTACATATGCGGAAGATCCCTGGGAGTATGCACCCGCATGGATAAGATCCGCTACTCCAGGATCTAAGAATTATAATGTCGATAATGCGGATACTGATCACGGATTTGGTACCGATATCCCGCAGGTCGGATCCGGAAGCCTTGGAACATTTGCCGGAGCTATTGCGAGCTCAGGGAATTGGATGGAAGGATATTCTGTAATGACCCAAGCTGGTTCCGGACTAGATGTATGGACGGTCGAATGGGTAACCCATGCCGCACCATACTGGATTCTCGGTACTGGGAGCGGGAATAGGAGTAGAACTTCTTCGGTTAATGTTGTAGGCTTTGACGGTAACGGCTTGTACACCTCGGAATCCCTAGCATCTTCTGGAAGTGTTTCTTACACGACTCGGGCAATGACATATAACTTTTTTGTGCGGGCTAATTCGATTCCATCGAATCTCGCGGAGATTGGTGGTGGATCTGCATCTGTATCTTTTAGCCCAACCGTCAGCTATGATTACGCCGTTACAGATAAAGAAGATAAAACAACTTACTTTAGAAACATTATTAAAAATAGCGTTTGGGGCGGAAACAATTCTTTGTCTATTGACGGTAAGAATGTTGGCTCTGTTTCTGGAAACTCCTTAATTCTTGACTTTACTGCGGAGCCCTCTGGTAAAGCCGGTTCTGATGGAGTGATACCTTTTAAAGACTCCGATCTCGCAAACTTTAGAGGCGCTCTCGTTAAATCTATAAAAGGAAACATCTCTTGGACTATGACCAAAGCAGGCTATAGCTGGTCCTCCAGCTCAGGTACTTTCGGCCAAACAAAAACATCAATAACTCCTCTATTTTCAAAAGGATCTGAGAAGATCTGGAAGGTAGCCATTACATATGTTGGAGGATGATCAAAAGTTTGAAGAGCTCGAATCTAAGCTCGCAGCTTTAAGCTCGCAGGTCGAAGACCTTGAGCAAGAGACCGAAGTCGATCCGTTCTTCGAGGACGATGTTCGTAGGGTAATAGACGATTTTAAAAGCCGTGAGCTCGCAGGTCTTGAGTCGGAGGACGAAGATTTTGATGATGATGAGGACTCTAGCTCGGATGATTTTATAAGCGTTCAGACTACAGCAGGTCCAAGCTTTAAAACTCATTGGATTGCTCCGACATCCTGCAATAATATGACCCGCGACCTTGCCCGCGATGCCTTTGTCCAGGGAGCAGCAGATAGGTATGGTACCAGCCAGCAAGTAAACAACGGAGATGTTCTTATTTTACTATGCCGCGAACCTGTAGCCGAAGAGCCGGAAGAGGGTAGCGAGGCCGAGGAGCCGGAGCCCCCCAAGAAAATATGTAGATATGTTGGGTTGGCTTATAATACATTAGTTCATCCAGCCTCTGCTGAGCCACCTAGCGAGACCGAAGAACTAATTTCTGCACCGGTTGGAAACTATGAAATATTTGTATGGAGCTCATGCGAATGCTCGGATGAGCCTGCAGAAACCGTTGTTCTCCCCTCCATATTTGAAGCATCTACCGGGTCAACATCCAATGGAAACTATGCGAGCATTGGAAGTGACGAATCTCCAGACATGTCAAACGCTGACGGGTTATTGACTGAAGCTTCTCTAAGAAAAAGCAAAGATACAAGCAGTTCTAATTTAGCCAAAGGACTGTCTAACACGCTATCTAAAAACGCTGCCGGCTACAAAGCTCAGCTTGTACAGCTATCCCAAGAGCTTAGCAGATACCATCTAGATCAAAAAAAGAATCTGCTGAATTTTGAAGCTGATAAGAAAAATCTAAACTCTCATGGATTTGGTTCGGATCTTTTTGTATCCAAAAATCTAGAGCTTTCGAACGGAGAGTGCGGTAATCTTGAAACTGTAAGTATATCAGGAGAAACCTTTGACTTAGCTTTGCTTAAAGAAGGTACTCCTAGCTTAGGTTCGACTTTTCTTTCAACAGCAAAAATTAGCTTAGGTACTGCCGTAAGTATTGGCGGAACATTTAATTTAGATGTCTACGACACTAATCCAGTATCGTTAGGCCAAGATTTGAAATTTGAGACAGGAAGCACAGTATTCCTTCCGGTTATTACAGAGAAGAATGCGGATAAAATTGCTGATACTGATACTATAGATTCGCAGGCGTTTAGCTTAACAGGTGCTACTGTTACTTCGGATAGCTCTGGCGTAACTGTGTCTATCGGTACATCGGCTAGCACGTTTACTGCAAACTACTCCTCGGGTTTACTAACGCACAAAGGCTCTACAACTACCAACTCTGGCAGTATTAATTTTAATATTCCATCCGTAGAAGTTTCAATATCCGACCTTGTTGATTTAACAAATACCGCGGAGATATCCCCATATCCGATTACATCACTATCTAATGTTAGAGCAGATTCTGGTACTTATTCTGTATCTCTTTATAATATTCCATTACTTGCCAATCTATCGAAGGTGCGATCAAATTTTGCGGGTGGGCTGTATCGAGATTCTACAGCTATTGAGGGTTTAGACGGGGTTAGTTTAGGTAGTATAAATATTCCTAGCGGAACGACCGATCCCGGAGTTCCATCCTCTTCGGATCTTAATATATCAGCTAGCAAATCATCAGCCAGTGGGGGAGGGGTCGATGTAAGCCTCGGACTGGTCTGGATTGGAAATAGTTCAAAATATGATCATGGATTGTTTAAGGGTAATACGGCTGATAAAAATAATTCCGCATCTGACTCATTTAATATTCAATTCAATGATCTAGCTACTCCTGGAAATCTTGGATCTGCAGGATCTTATATTAAAGAGCTACAAAATTTAGAGGGGTCAGGAGATTATAATAGCAATGGCGGGATTGATTTAAGTCTTGAATTTACATCTCTTAAAAGTCAGCTGAATTTTATTGATAAAGGATTTTTCAATAATGAGACAACTGTCTCAACTGGATCCGGATCTTGGTCAGTATCCATTTCGCCAATGTCAATTGGTACCTTTCCAGATCTTGGAGAAGAAAGATCAGATGCATTAATTTCTAATATATCAGGTCTTAGTTCTTCAATAGATTCGAGCCATAGCAATTCTGGAGATACTAAAATAAATCTTACTGGAAGCTTACAAAATACAAACTATACATTTACTAAAGGGCTGCTTACTGGTGCTACTGTTTCTAATGCCTCTAGCGTATCTTTAGGCAGTATAATAGTTCCCAAACCTGCTGGAACAAGCGATGACCACACGCCCGAACTTTTTAAAACATCAGTAAACTCGGGGGCTGCGAGCTCATTCTACCAAAAAAGCGTCTCTATATTTTCCAGCAACGAGGCACTGATTAATTTTACGGACGGTCTGGCCGTGTCGCTTTCTAACCCCTCGTATACCGCAGGCGGTTCTCTAAGTATTGATGCTTCGAATTATAATACTGCGCATACTGAAAGGGTTATAGCTTCAATAGATATTCGATCTGACTATGCCGTAGTTTATAGCTCCGAAGAACTTGGCGAGGCTAGATATTATATTGATTATACTTACAAAGACATAACAACTACCGTTCAAAACGGTCTGGTTACAGATATAACTGAAACTGGCTTAACTCCTGAAACACAAGGGCCTATTATTGTTCCTGCAACTCCTCTAAAATATTCTTGCGACGATACTCTTGGCTGTCAGCCAGATCCTTTGGGAGAATTTGATGAGCCTACTTGCGGGGATTCTTGTACCTCTACCTCTGGTCCTATTCTTACTTTTAGACCGAGGACTATATACCGTTTAGATCCACAGTTTAGAATATCGGAGCCACGCTGCGGAATTATAGAAATACATACCCGAGTTGACGCGCCTGTGGGTGATATTACACATCCTGCAGGTCCGGGCACTCATGTTTATACTTCTGAGGGCTCATCCGCCACAAACACTCTTGAAAAAAGAGCGGATGGTAAAACATACTTCAAAGGTCTTCTTTTAAATGAAGTAAGCGAATTTGCGTATTACTCGTCAAAATCTTGTTAATGGATGAATGAATTAGACTCTATAACTTTAAATGTTGGTAATCTCTATAAGGATAAACCAAAAACATTGCCCGGATTTACTACATATGTAGACGGTTCTGTCGATACGAGCACACCGGGTACTTACACTCTTACCTATACACTAATAAAGACGGACCCTGCCTTTGAGACGGAATCTTATTTTAGAGAGGTAACTGTTCAGGAGGTCGCTCCTATCGATCATCCCGCTCCTGAAATCACATTAATTGGCGATGCGTTTTATAATATAGATATTGGCGAGCCCTGGACTGACCCTGGAGCTACCGCTAGCGTGGAAACAAGCCCGGGTGTTTTCGAAGACGTGACTGTTTATAGTTTTTCATCCGTAGATATTTGGCCGAACGCTGAGGCCGGTACTTACCAAGTTGTATATTACGCAATAAGCTCAAACAATAAAATCGGGTTTGCTATGCGCACGGTAAAAGTAGGTGTTACACATCGGGACCTTGCTGGCGATTTAGTAGCTCCTGGATTTACATTAGACGGTTGTGAGAAATTCTTCGTTGAATATCCTAGCGGTACAACAAAGCCCATATATGTAGGCTCCGAATATTCGGGTGTGGGAAATCATATAATTAAGGATGAGGGATTTACTTTGGAGGATCCTGACGATCCTACATTTACAAGAATGTCTATAATTGTAGAGGATACATCTAATGAAACTTGCACACGCAATTATCCTGACAAAGCCTCTTGTGAGCTTGCTGGTGGTACATGGGGTTATGAGTCAACTTTTCCTGAACTCGATGAAGTTTATATGGAAGCAGACGATGTGGAGACACGCACATATAATATAAATTATACCATCAATGATATACATGGAAATGTAAGAACTCGGGTAAGAACCGTCGTTATGCTTGCAGAAGGCGTTCAGGCAGATGAGCTTGAAGACCAAATCGCTTACGGGTGCCTACTTAATGATGATAACGCAGACATCGGAGATGTTTTGCAAGATGAAGACACTACGAACGACCCGCATGACAGCACGGATGAACCGACCATACCCGATGACGATATTTCTCAAGATACATTAAATGTCATGTGTGCGGGAGACACCGCATTTTTTGGAGGTGTTCCGCACTCAACACGCTTGCCTCACCCTAATGAAATCCCGGAAACCATAATTGAAACACGTTATGCATCTGAAACTGTTCAAGGGTGGGCTACACTATTTACAAATACTTACGAAATTCTCATGCCGGATGGCTCTTCAAAAGAAGTAAAATCAAAAGGAACGGTGATATGGAGATTACATAAAATACATAATCGTAACTTAGTTACCTATTCCACTGGTCTGAGTGGTTTTGGTGGAGCTAGTTCAAGTAATACTATTTTCTCTTCTTTTCACATAAACTCTGACGGCGACGATGTTTTTTATGGTAGGTGGGGTACTCACATTTTTTCAGACCCTCCAGGATGGGGTAATTCTGTCAGGCAAAAATCAGTTTCCTGGTCCGGTGGTAGAGTACTCCCTGCCCCGGCTTCTTTTACAGAAGTAACAAGTGATTCAAACAGTGCCTGGCTTACTAAAGTTCAGGAAAGTAATGTTGCTGATACATACATATTTAACGACCCTAATCGATTAACTCTGAGTAACGGGGGGTGGGCAAACAGTAATCCTTTTTTTAGAGGTATTGATAATGCCGTTGCGGCTGGTGGTCCGAGCGAAGTAGGAGACGTATTAAGTTTGCACTGGCATAACTTTAGCGGTGGTAGAAATGTCGCAGAGTATTGCAATTTTACTTGGACAGCGCCGGAACCACCGGCACCAGTCGGACCTACTCTCAATTTATACTGCGACTTTCCCATCGAGACAAACCCGGGAACTTCTTCGCCTTCAAGCGGATATGTGGTCCCACATACATTGCATGAGACTGAGTGGACGGAGGAACCTTGCTACCAAAACAACGCGTGCTCACTAGTTATGCGAAATGCGCGGCTTGATAATATTGATATTAAAGAGAACTGGGTTTTAAAAACAGTGTCGGACACCGAGGCTGTATATCAGCACTCTTCTAACGGTACCTTGAGAAGTATGACAAACAGCGGGTCGAACAGTGTTACATTTACCGGTATGCACGCTACATACACATTTTCTAGCTGGGAGTACGGTAATAATGGCCCCGGTAGCCATAAATGGATGACTAATTTTACAAGCCCTGTATCGTCTGGAAGTAAAAATATCAGCCTTACTACAACCTGGTCTCCAGAATTCTACAATCCATGGACCAATCAGGGAGCATTGGGCGTAACAAGGATAGGTACAATTAATAATTGTGTCTAATGCCAAGCGATTGCTACACAATGAGAATGCGGGGAGTATAAGGCGGTGAGGTTTTTCCGGATACCATCCTTCACCGGGATCGAAGCGCATCGCGATGACGCCGATCGCGGCTCCCTTCGTTTAGTCGAGGGTTGCTTACCGCACGGGCCGGGCGGTTTGCGTAGCGGTCCTGTGTGGAACAAAATCGGCGATGTTCAATATGTCGCGGATGGTGACCAAAATAAAATATCTTCCGCAGATGATGGATTAGGAAATTCTATAGTCTTTGTATCCCGACAGAACGAAGTTCACGATATAGCACTATTAACCACTGAACATACCGAGCTAGAATCTTTCACAGAGCAGGAAGAATTTACATTTGAAGATCCATCGCTTTATACCGCTGGTCCTGCAAATATTACTCCAATAGGTAATAAACTTTACGCCGTCGGAGATGGGAGTAATGAATCAATATTTGTAGGTAAAGGCCCGGACGATACTTTTGAAGTTTTTCCAGACGAAAGTTTATACAGTCAAGAATGGTCAAGGTTTCCAAAATGTCAGTTCTTTGTTCAAGGACCTAAGAAAACAATCTTTGCAGCAGGCAATCCAGATAAACCATTAACCGTATACATATCAGAACCTGCAGGCCTAACCTCTCCGTATCGAGATACTCCTTACAGTACTGAGGATACAACTTATAACCGGGGCGTACTTTCGACCGTCGACATTTTAGGTTCGAATGCGAGCAAAATAACAGCACTCTCAACCCGTGGAGATCAAGTAGTAGTCCATACGGACAAAGGATGTCATCTTCTCTACGCACCCGCTCCAGACCAAGCAAATACTGGATATCGTGTTGAACAAGCACCAGCGACTAATTTCTCAGCAGCTGTAAATTCAAAAGTTGTTTCCCGAGCATCTGGATCATTGACATATTGGGTAGGGCACGACGGCCAAGTTTACAAGGATGAGGCCGCAAGTCGTGGGTCGGAGGACTTAAGAAGCCGGGCGGATGAAGACCAAGCAAACTGGAAAAGTAAGGGCGTATGGGAAGATGAATTACCTACAGACCTAACTAAATCTTTTGCTGTATACTCCCCACAGACCGGGATGTACTGGTTCTTTGTAGAGTCCGAGGAAAAAAAAACTTTTGATCTAATTCCAAGAACCCCGTTGAGGGGGCCTAGGAATTTAATAGCTCGTATACTAGCCCCGTTTTTCGGACCAACAAACCTAGAGGCAGTAATCCTTCCGCCAGAGGTTGGGCCCACAAATTTAGAGGCTGAAGTTCTTCCGCCAGAAGTTGGACCAACAAACCTAGAGGCTATAATTCTTCCGCCAGAAGTTGGGCCTACAAACTTAGAGACTGAAGTTCTTCTGCCAGAGTCTGGGCCCACAAATTTAGATGCAGAAGTTTTACCACCAACTGAAGGGCCCACAAATTTAGAGGCTGAAGTTCTTCTGCCAGAGTCTGGGCCTACAAATCTAGATGCAGAAGTTTTACCTCCAGAAGTTGGACCTACAAATCTAAAAGCTATAATTCTCCCTCCACCTGAAGTTGGACCTACAAATCTAGAGGCAGTAATTCTCCCGCCAGAGGTTGGACCTACAAACCTAAAAGCTATAATTCTACCACCAGAAGTTGGACCTACAAATCTAAAAGCTATAATTCTACCACCTGAAGTTGGACCTACCAATTTAGACGCAGAAGTTTTACCTCCAGAGGTTGGACCTACCAATTTAGAGGCAGTAATTCTCCCGCCAGAAGTCGGACCTACAAACCTAGAGGCAGTAATTCTCCCGCCAACTGAAGGTCCTACAAATTTAGATGCAGAAGTTTTACCGCCAGAGGTTGGACCTACAAATTTAGACGCAGAAGTTTTACCTCCAGAGGTTGGACCTACCAATTTAGAGGCAGTAATTCTCCCGCCAACTGAAGGTCCTACCAATTTAGATGCAGTAATTCTCCCGCCAACTGAAGGTCCTACAAATTTAGAAGCTATAATTCTCCCTCCAGAAGTCGGACCTACAAATTTAGATGCGCTAGTACTTCCGCCGCAAGTCGGGCCAACTAATTTGCAGGCTGTTGAACTACTAGGTCCTTTCTCCGCTAAGGTTGAAAATGTTGTCGGGGGCTGGAATTTAACCGGGTACTCTTCCGTAAAAAATACAGGTAACTGGACATCGTTTTTAAATTCCTACAATTTAAACAGTAACACTGGAACACCTGTGACTTTAAGTGTTCGGGCAGAAGTTGACAGCCAATTCGTTGACGCACATTTCCATAAAATATACATACCGGAAGAGGTTATATTTAATCCCGATATCGATGATCCTTACTGGGATTCTGTAAACCGTTGGTACTATAAATCTGAGGTTGACGGTTTAACATATAATCAAGATGCAACTGTTCAAATAATATGGGGTGCATCACCTGTAGCACCGTACCTCGGGCCAACAAATTTACAAGCTTCTATACCCGACGATTTTACCCCTGATCCAGAAAGTTTATATATTGTCGTAGAAATATCTGAAGAGGGTACAAACCTTGATGACTTCAACGGTTGGCAAAGTGATGAGCTCGGATACAGCGATCCTGGAGGTTTACTCACAGTTGAAGAAACTAGATACTTTGGGACTACGAGCGAAAAATCCGGAGTAAAACACAATGTCGGAGCTCAAAGAATAGAAATCGGAGGGAGGAACGGGCATGTTAATTCCGTATATCATCCAGGAATTCTTGTAAGGAATGATAACGGATATTTTATGAATGGATCCGCTTACACCATGTCCGCTGTGGCTAATGAAGGTTGGTCGTTTACGGGCTGGGTTATTAAGCACCTAAACACTACTCCAGAGTCTGAAAGGCTTGGTACTGCTGCGGGCGAAGTGCAAATTGTTAGTGGTGCTTTAGACAACCCTACAGATCTCACTCTTTTAGTAACTGACCATACAAACTATATAACCGTAAAAGCTGAATTTATTGACCGCGCCCCCGACGCTGATGAAGTGCCCGATCCCGGAAACAAATATAACTTAGAAAATTGCGAGTGTGTAAGCGATAGCGGGTCTGGATTGGGAGACTTTGACACGCTCCAGGAGTGCGAAGATTGGAAAGCAGCAGCTACTTTTAACTGTATAGGCGGGGAGTGTGTAGAAGATGATATGCAAATGGGTACATATTCAAGCTGCGCAGATTGCCAAGCAGCTTGCGGATCCGGCGGGTCTGATCCATGCGATGATACTGCAGGTATTTATGACTACTCCCCCGACAATAATACATGCTGGGAAAGCATGGAACCTTCAAGCATGCAGTACACTGAGTGCGACTGCGTAAACCTAGGAGCCACCATTGTATAATGAACGAAGATAAAAAAACTATAAAACCAGAGGAGCCCGAGAAATCAAAAGGTCTTGGAGACTCGATTAAAAAAGTAACCGACAAGCTTGGTATAAAACAGTGCGGAGGTTGTAAGCGTAGGCAGGCAACTCTTAACAAATACTTCCCCTACAAATAATGAGCGATTCAATTGAAGCCGCGGCTAAGCCGTCAAAATATAAAGCCTACTGTTTTACCGAACGGAGTAGTTCACTCGCAGGGCCATTTCCGCTCGATGTCACCGCGCTCGCTATCAAGGACAACTCCTCAGAGGTTTACTGTATTTCAGAGGATAAAGAGATTCTTAAATCTGATCTCTTAGATTTAAACGATCCGGTATTTCAAAAAGTATCAGACCCTATAGATACAACCGCTAATTTTGATCCTTATACACAGACAGGAATTGTAGCCAATAAAGAGGGTTCGTTTTTATACCGAGGGAAATATCTACCCAGTCCATTTACAGATGCAAGCGTAGGGAAGGGCACCATATCGGATCCTTTATGGTTTAAAGACTGCTACCTTTCGATTGCAGAAACAAACTGGATGCATTTCGGATCTGAATCTGCGGAGAAAGAGGTTTATCGAATAGACCTTTCGTTCCATACAAATTCAATCGGACATGCTTGGCTATATATTCAAAACGATTCAGGTAAAGTATCCGGGCAGTACAAAGGACCGATCAAAGAGATCGTAAAAGTATTTACCAATCTGCGAGGCCGAAGATTTAAACTTAAACTATTTGTAGCAACCCATGAAAATTATCCATGGGCGATGCGCGAAATGGCAGTTGGTTACAACATAGGAAAATCGTTCTAGCGATGCACAATGTCCAACGCGAGGTCTATTGGATTGTCGTGATGGTCATGTTCTTCCTGGAGCGCGAAGCAATCCTAGACATTATGTTCATGCTCATAAAGCTGGCCATAATTTGGTCAGGCAGCCCATAACGCTTTGATCTTATCGTTAGCCATGACATCGGCGTAACTATCGTTAGTCGTACTTGCATCTGCATGTCTCAGGAACTTTTGAGATATGTAAATTCCTTCAGTAGTAGCTACATAAGACCCAAACAATTTTCTTAATTCGTGCAAGGGACTGGATCGCTCCCATCCAATTGATCGAAGCTTTTTAATTAAATCGTCAAAGAGTACCCGTCCATAATCCGCTCGGGTAGTAATTAATAAATCATCGCCCGACGCTTTATTCAAAATCGATTTAGCGATCACCTTGCTTCCAAGAGTAAAACCTTCGTGCCCACCTTTCGGCCTGAAGTCTCTATCCGCAGCCACAGTAATGCGAGCCCGATCACCGTCTAAATCAAACCATTCTCGACGACAATGAAATGCTTCGTTTCTACGCAACCCGAAATGTAAGCTCAATCCAAGCATCGTAAATATGTCGCCCTCTGACTCGGCAAACAAAGTAAATGTTTTTTCAATCAGATCTTCAGCTGGTAGATGGTACTGCTTTTTTAGTTTCTTGTAGAACTCTTCAGATCTAATCGCTTCAACGAATGCCATATCATAATCTTTGAATATACGAGGCCGGGCAAAGATAGCCTTAACCTGACGCATGAGACTATTGACCGTTCGCTTACGACTTGCGATCTTTGACTCATCCCTAATGCCCGACAGCGCTTGGTTTTTATACTGCCTAATAAAATCCTCGTCGATTAGGGACAGATCAAAACTGTCGTCCGGAACTTTTCCGATGACTTGTTTAATCAACCGAGTAATCGCCTGTCTATATCCGGTCAATGTCGTATCGGTAATTCCTGCGGATACTTGATTCATGGCTAAGGCCTCAAGACATTGGCCTAAGGTCGGAGGTTTTGGCTTGGTCAATGCGAATGCTTTTTTATTAAACATCGCTTGCACATCCCGAAACGGGTGAAGTATTAAATGTGCTCGTATCTGATCGGCCAAAGAAAGTGCTTGGGTTTTATCAATTCCGAGCGGGAAATATCTTACTTTTCCATTCGCTTTGGTCTTGAAATTCCAACCTCCATTCTTGCTGCGTTTATAGATTCGCGTACCAGTTCTCGATTTTGCTCGAAGTGCTGTAGCGACTTTGTGACTACTTGGTGTGTGGTTCATAGCACTATATTTTGTGTGTTCTCTCATTTTGTCTAGGGTTTTTGCATAAACCCCCTACAACTAGTGCTTTATATCAAATTTTGAATCCAGCGCGTCTACCAATTCCGCCATCCGGGCAAGTTGTTGATATTCAGCAAGTTGACAGTGGTGTGTTGCAATGTTATACTCGTTGAAATGGTCATAATGTAGCGACTTTGTGACCACTGCAACAAAAATGGAGGGACTATGAAGGATTGGTTAGAAGCTCAAAAGGCTAGTGAAAACGACATGTTAAACGCTGTATCTTTGCAGGCAAAAGAGATTGCTGAGGAGTTAATTCCACAGGTTCGATTGTGTGCATTAGAGAATGAAATGACTGCCGATATTATTTTTCGGGTGCATTTCGAATTCGATAAGGCGAGCACTGATATCTGGTCGGAAGGAGTTGTTGAATTCCCCGCCAAGCAATCGGTATCTACAGCTTTTAGAATCGATGCCGAAAAAGAAGAAGCAGAAAAGTCCTGAGCCAAGCAAGGTCCTAGATAAACTAGGGCTTTCAGCAGATGAAGTTCGGGCGGCGTTTTCTTTAGAGACTCCAGAGTCTCAAAAGCCTAGGAAAAAAGGATACCTATTCCTGGCGGATCAAAAGAAAATGAAAAAGCGAATGCGGTTCTATTCAAATATGATCTTCGCACGATTCGAGGCCGGTCTGAGTCCAACTATCATAGCGGGCATTCTCGGTGTCTCCGAGGAAACTGTGCGTGTCCGTTTGCGTCGTAACGGCTATTTCTCCGTGCCCCGTTAATAAATCCCAACGATCGCGAAAGCGTTCGTACTGACCAACAGAGTTTTCGGCATTAGGGTAGAGCCACATGCTAACCGACTTAAGCTCGGGGCATGGAACGATGTACCAGATGTCAGGATCGACATGAGCTACAACAATATCGATGCGATCGCAATCGATCGCTTTCTTGCTGTTGTTCCCTGTGCCCGCGGTGATTTTATACCGATCAGTCTTCCACTTTTTAACAGGTGTCTTAGTTCCTTTGATCTGAACCCGCAGAACTTCGTTTGCGTGATTCATGACAAGCATGTCCTGAGGCAGCCCTTCCTCGATCGGACTAAAAGCGTGAAGCCCGTGCTCAAGACATTTGAGCACGAACCTCTGCTCGAACAAGGTGCCGAGCGCTTTCATTGCGCTCTTAGCCATTCCCGAAAATCTTCCAGCCGTATTGAACTTGATCGCTACGACCAACCCAATCAAAGCCTTTTGATGTCATGTGACTAAGACCCCAGCCTAGCTTCTTCGGGTTGAGCTCCTTGAGAAGTACTCGATTATTCTCATTCGCGGAAAGAACAACCATCAACTCGGAACAAGTACCTTCCCAGGCATCGTCCCCGAGCGTTGCTCTGAACATAGCCAGAATCTCGATGATGTGGCTGTAGCGACTATCGGCCTTCGCAATCGCCTCAAGGCCCGGATTGATGTATGCTTGGACTCCAAACCGTACGTCAAAGCGCTCTTGTGGAATCTCGTAGTCCAAAAGCCAACGGGCAAAGGCCGGAAGCTCTTTAGCGATTACATCCTTAATACCGGGAAAGAAATCATACCCGTCACGGCATTTGAAGACCATGAGT